CCCTGAAAACGCCTGGTACAACGTCCAAATTCGTGACAGCGCTACGCCGGCCACCGTGTACACCTCTGGGAAGGTTGGCGTCGGGGCGTTGATTCCTTGGATGGGCCAAAGCAATGCATGGCTTGCTTTCCACCGCGGCGACTCGACTCTCACGCCCGACCCCAAGCTGCGCGTGATCGGTAGTGGCAGCGATAACGGGATCGCATCGGCCAATGTGAGCAAGGTCTGGCAGGTTCCGGACACTGCGACCATGAACGGCGCGATCGCAATGGGCAACCAGTTGGTCAGCCAGCTCGGAACGTTGGTTGGACTGATTGACGTGACCTGGGACGGCTCCGGCCTGACTGTGTCTGGCAATGGTGGTCAGTGGATTCCGACTGCTACGGCCGGCTCGCCATACGCACGTGCTAAAACGTTCCTGCAGTCGATCACCAGCGCAATCGAGGCCGCTGTTGTCGTCAATGGCGAGACATACGCAGGCAAACTTCTATGCGGGCATGGGTACGCTCATCTCGACGCTGCGAGGTGACTTCGGATCGGCTGGTACGCCGATCATCACGCCGCTACTCGGCAAGCGCACTGACGGCTTGATAACCGATGCGAACGCGGAGACGATCCGCAACGCACAGGTGCAGAAAGCTGGCGATACCGCGATCTATCGGGTCGAGCGCGAGGACCTGACCCGCAACGCAGACGGCATCCACCTCGACCCCGCAGGCTTTACGAAGCTAGGCCAGAGGTGCGCGCAGGCGCTCGCGTACGCGCTCGGAAAGGTGACGTTCTATCGTGGCCCGCGCATCGCGTCGGTCACGCAGGTATCGCCCACCGTCTACGATGTCACCCTGGCGCATGGCGGCGGTACCGACTTCACGCCGGCTAGCGGGAATATCAGCGGCTTCCGTGCCCTGGACGGCAGCGCCCCGGCGACGATTGCAAGCGCCACACGGCAGGCCGCGAACAAGGTTCGTATCACGCTGGCGGCAGCACCTGCCGGCACGCTGACCGTGCAGAGCATGTGGGGCACGCAGCCCGATGTGAGCGCGCCGCTGCTGGACAACTCGACGCTGAGCCTGTCGCTGGAGTTTAGCGATGGCGTTACGGTTAGTCTGCGGACGGTTACGGTAACCCTTGGGGATGCAAACGGCGTCCTGGCAAACCTGAATGGCTTGATGGTGGCGTTCTTTGACCAGCCCACGCCTGATCTATTTGGCGCACCGGTCTATAAGACGGCCAGCGGTACAACCGATGCATCCGGTGTGTTGACGTTCTCGGCTAATTCTGTGCTGGCAGTGGGTGGAACTGGGGGCTTGGTTGTCCGTAGTGCGTCAGGTCAGCATTACAACGGGTCGGTGGTCGTGTCATGACGCTCGCTTTCCTTGCCCCTGCGGTAATTGGAGGTCGCGCGTATTGGGCGCCACCGGCGCCGCTGGCCGGAACCCCCGCCAGCGCTCCTGGCACCTCGCTGTCCGGATCGGGATCGATCAGTGGCGGTGCGGCTACCGGCGGCGCTACCGCGCCAGGCGCATTGATGTCTGGCACTGGCGCCATCAGCGGTGGCGCTGCGACCGGTTCGAATAGCGTTCCGGGCAATGCTCCGGGCGCATCCATGAGTGGTGCTGGCTCGATTAGCGGTGGCGCTGCTTCTGGTTCCAGCGGTAACAGTCAGACTGGAACGGGTGGAATAGTGGTTCCAGCATCGCGCACTGCAATATTCGCAGCAAACCGCCGCGTAGTCGTGTTTGGTAATGGCGCCAGCACGACGATCAACAAGCAGCAGGCCGACCAGATTTACTGCGTTGGCGACGTCACCAAAGACCTCAACGACATCCAGTCCACGATTCAATCGGTAACCGCGATTGTTGACGGCGTCACTCTATTGGAAGGCCCGACACCGAGCGGCAGCCTGATCACCGTGAAGATCGGCGGCATCGATACCACGATTGGCGCACAGAACTTCTGCACCCTTCGCGTGACGACCGCAAGCGGCGAGCAGTTCGACCGCACGATGAAGTTCAATCCGGTTACCGACACCTCGCAGGTAATCGGGAAAGACCCCGATGACAAGCTGAATTACGCGGCTGACTTCAGCAACGACGCGGCGATTACCGGATCAGCGGTGCAAAGCGTTGGGACGCTGACAGCGGTAGGCGTGACGCTCATCGGCGCTCCGACGATTCAGGGCAACAAGGTGATCATGAAGCTGAGCGGCCTGGATGTGACGAACTCGTGCAGGATCCCGGTGACGATGGAAAGCGGCGAGCTACTGATTCGCACGATGTACTTTACTCGAGTGGACAACTGATGATCGATCCGCAGAAAGTCGTTGAGGCGCACGAGGCGGCTGGGCAGAACAGGCAAGCCGGCGCCGATGGCGTGATCGAGCCGAATGCCGACCGCACGCACGAAGCTAAGCCGCGAGTCCGACTCTATGTCGCGCAGCCACGAGGAACAGCATGAACTTTGACCCCAAGCGCGCAGCTGAAGCCGAGATCTTCACCGTCGACTTCGGTCCGCGGCTTGCGCCAGGCGTCACAATCTCGTCACCTGTCTGGTCGATCACGCCTGTCGACGGTGATGACCCACGGGCATCCAGCATGGTCATGGGCAGCGCGTCAATCGATGGCTCCACGTCGAGCCAGCTCATCGGCGGCGGCCTGCCCGGGCTGCGATATGCGCCAAGCTGCACGGTGCAAACCAGCGACGGACAGACGCTTGTCGAGCCGAGGTACGGGCAAGGTCAGTTCGAGGTAACACCGTAGTGCCAGGGCGCCCGAGATCGATCTGCCGGACGCCGTATTGTGGCCAGCTGGTTGATAAGCCCGGGTATTGCGATAAACACCAAAAGGCAACACGGCAGGCCGAAGACCAGCGTCGAGGCACCGCGGCGGAACGCGGCTATGACAGCGCTTGGAGCAGGGCTCGCGTCGCGTACCTGCGCAAGCACCCGCTGTGTGTGTACTGCGAGCGTGAGCATCGGCTTACAGCGGCAACGGTGGTTGACCACATCATCGAGCACAAGCTCAAGGATGCCCTCGACTCTGGTGACGAGGCGCGCATTGCCCGGGCTCGGCACCTGTTCTGGGACTCGACTAACTGGCAATCGCTGTGTGCGCACTGCCACAACAGCCGGAAGCAGGCCGAGGAGCGTGCCAGGGCGGCGCGCGCCTGATGTTGCGTGAAGGCAATGCCATACGGGTAGGGGAGTCGAAATCCCTGGGGCGTTTTGCCTTAAAGACCGGCCATGCAGTCTTTTTTTCACACCCGCGAAATTAAAAATCCAAAAGGCAGCCTATGGGCGGTATCGCAACGGTGGCCGGCCGAGGCCGGAAGCCGAAGCCGACCGCCAGAAAAAAGGCAGCCGGGAACCCCGGCAAGCGCGCGCTGAACAACGATGAGCCGGACTTTGGTCTGGTCACGGACATCGACGCGCCAGAGTGGATCACCGAGGAAGCGCGCGACATGTGGCAGCGCGTCGCGCCGCTGTTGCTGAAGCAGAAGGTGCTTCAAGCGACTGACCTGCACAACGTCGAAGTGTTCTGCACGGCGTACGGCAACTGGCGCGCGGCGAAGAACCACGTCGCGAAGTTCGGCCTGGTCCTCGAAGGCGCGAGCGGCGGTCCGGTGAAGAACCCCGCGCTCACCGTGATTAACGAAGCCGCCAAGCAGATGGTCACCTTCGGCTCGATGCTGGGCCTGGATCCGGCCAGCCGCCAGCGCCTGACCGGCGCCGGCAACGACAAGCCGGATAACCCGTTCGGTGACCTGCTCAATGGCTAGAGAGATCAAATACCCACGCGTCGAACAGGCCACCAAGTACGCGAAGGACATCGTCGCCGGCCGCATTCCGGCCTGCCGCTACGTCAAGCTGGCGTGCCAGCGGCACCTGGATGACCTTGCCGCGAGCCGCGCGAAGGCATTCCCGTACAAGTTCGACCCAGCCGAGGCGGAAAAGAAGCTCAAGCTGATCGAGCTGATGCCCCACACGAAGGGCGAGTGGGCGTTCAAGCGGCAGCTGGTGACGCTGGAGCCCTGGCAGAAGTTCGGCCTCGCGTGCACCTTCGGCTGGAAGAAGAATGCGAGCGGCAAGCGCCGCTTCCGTGAGTCCTACTGGGAGGTGCCGCGCAAGAACGGCAAGTCCGTGATCGCCGCCGGCGTCGGCATCAGCATGTTCGTGCTGGATGCCGAGTTCGGCGCCGAAATCTACAGCGGCGCGACCACCGAAAAGCAGGCCTGGGAGGTTTTCCGGCCCGCCCGCCTGATGGTCAAGCGCTCGCCGATGCTGATGGAAGCTGCCGGCATCGAGGTCAACGCCTCGAACATGAACAAGCCGGAAGACGGCAGCCGCTTCGAGCCGCTGATCGGCAACCCGGGCGACGGCGCGTCGCCTTCGTGCGCGATCATCGACGAATACCACGAGCATGACTCCGCCGCGCTGTACGAAACCATGCTGACCGGCATGGGCGCGCGCCGCCAGCCGCTGGTCCTGATCATCACGACGGCTGGCGCAAACATCGAGGGTCCGTGCTACGACAAGCGGCGCCAGGTCATCGAGATGCTCGAAGGGACGGTGCCAGACGATGAGCTGTTCGGCTGGATCTTCACCATCGACGAAGGCGACGACTGGACCGACCCGGCGGTGCTGGCCAAGGCCAACCCGAACATGGGCGTGTCGGTCTACCGCGAGTACCTGGAGAGCCAGCAGCAGAAAGCGATCCGCACCGCGCGCTTCACCAACACGTTCAAAACGAAGCACCTGAACGTGTGGACGTCGGCGAAAACTGGCTTCTACAACCTCGAAAAGTGGCGCGCCTGCGAGGACAAGACCTTGACGGCCGAGCAGTTCGAAGACCAGTCCTGCACGCTCGCCTTCGACCTGGCGCGCAAGCTCGACATGAACAGCATGGCGCGCCTTTACACGCGCGAGATCGACGGCCTGCGGCACTACTACAGCATCGCCCCGAAGTTCTGGGTGCCCGAGGACACGGTCCGCGACACCGACAACAAGCGCATGGCCGAGCGCTTCCAGGCCTGGGTGAATGCCGGCCTGCTCGAGGAAACGCAGGGCGCCGAGGTCGACTACCGCGAGATCCTGGCCGAGGCGCTCGACGTCAACCGCGTCTCGCCGGTCGACGCCAGCCCGATCGACCCGCACGGCGCGACGGCGCTGGGCCACCAGCTGGACGACGAGGGCCTGAGCCCGATCACCGTCACCCAGAACTACACCAACATGTCCGCCCCGATGAAAGAGCTCGAGGCGGCGATCGCGTCCGGCCGTTTTCACCACGACGGCAACCCGATCATGACCTGGTGCGTATCGAACGTGATCGCCAAGTACCTGCCGGGCAACGACGACGTGGTCCGGCCGATCAAGCAGGGCGAGGACAACAAAATCGACGGCGCTGTGGCCCTGATCATGGCGATCGGCCGGGCCATGCTGCACAGCGGCGACGGAAGGAGCATCTATGAAAGTGGGGAAGTGGGAATTTGACCTTGAGCGCACGGGATTCATCGTCGGGCTGCTCGGCTGCCTGTTGCTGGTCGCCGGCATCGCCTGCATCTACTGGCCTGCCGGCCTCGTGACCGCCGGCCTGCTGCTGCTGGCCTGGTCCTTCATGGCCGCGCGCGCAGCGGCATTCGCCAAGTTCCAGGCGGCCCGACAGAATAAGGAAGGCTGATGTTCTTTTCCCAGTTCTTTTCCGGCGCCGGCACGACGTCAATCGCCTCCGGTAACGGCGGCTGGATCGGCCTCTCCGGTGGCAATGGCGGCCTGAGCGAAGCCGGCATCACCATCACGCCACAGACCGCCCTGGCCCTGACCGCCGTGCAGCGCGCGAACACGCTGCTGGCTGAATCCATCGGCAAGCTGTCGTTCCGCGTGCACCAGAAGCAGGGCGAGGACAGCCGACTCGCACCCGAGCACCCGGCAAACCGCGTCATCGCGGTCAAGCCGAACGGCTGGATGACGCCGTTCCAGGTGCAGGAATACAAGCAGATGTCGATGGGCACGCGCGGCAATAGCTTCTCGCTGCTCGACACCGATGCGTCCGGCTACCCGGCCACGCAATACCCGCTGCACCCGGACCGCGTGCAGGTGATGGTCAGCCCGGTCGACCGCATGCCCTACTACAACGTGCTGCTCGCCCCGGACGGCATCTCGGGTGTGTTCTCGTCGAGGCAGATCCACCACGTGCGCTGGTTTGGCGACAATCCCTACGTCGGCCTGTCCCCGATCGCCCTGCACAAGGACGCGCTGGGCATCGTCGCCGCGAGCGAGCAGCACACCGCGCGCGTGTTCGGCAACGGCACCCGCCTGTCCGGCGTCATCACCCGGCCGAAAGAATCGCCGGGCATCAAGGATCAGGCCGCAATCGACAAGATCCTGGCCGACTGGAAGAAGAAGTACTCGGGCTCCAGCAACGCCGGCGAAGTCGCGATGCTGCAGGAAGGGATGACGTTCTCGCCGCTCTCGATGAGCAACGAGGACGCCCAGTTGATCGAGGCCCGCAAGTACGGCATCAACGACGTCGCGCGCATCTACGGCATCCCACCGCACATGCTCGGCGACCTGGCCGGC